GAGAAAGAAGAAAGCCTAAAGCTGGCTAGGACAATGTGGCCTAAAGCACCTCTAGGACGCAAGAAAGATAACGGGCGGGCTGAGGCTATTTTAATAAGCGGTTGGTATGTGGAGCATTGTTTGTGATTTTTGGGTTTGGCTAGTTCGACGGAGCGAAAAGCGGCAAGAACCACCGCCTGCCATAACCTTTTTTTGGTTCGCATGATTGGACTATCATGATTGGAAAAAGATTTGGTTTTCTTACTGCGATTTGCGATAGTGATGTAAGAGATAGATCTAGGCAAAAATTTTACAGATTCAGATGCGATTGTGGTGTTGAGAAGGATATTGGATCGGCGGCAGTCAGGCGCGGTGAAGTTGTAAGCTGTGGATGTTATGCAAGGATGAGAAGAAAAGAATCGAACACAAAGCACGGAATGGTTGGAACTCCGACATATAACACATGGGACTCTATGATTCAGAGATGCACAAATCCTAACAATAAAAGATATGTAGACTATGGTGGACGAGGTATAACAGTGTGTGCAGAGTGGTTTGATTTTTCTAATTTTCTTAAAGATATGGGAATAAAGCCAAGCGGAACATCGATTGATAGGATTGATAACAATGGCGGATACTGTAAAGAAAATTGTAAATGGTCTGATGTTTATGAGCAGGCAAAGAACAAGAGAGTGCCAGTTGTAAACACATCAGGATGCGTTGGCGTTAGCTACAATAAACTTAAGAAAAAATGGATGTCTTACATAACCAGATTTGGAAAGACAAAATTTCTTGGTTACTACTCTGATATTGATGATGCAATCAAGGCTAGAAAGCTAGCAGAATCTACGCTATAATCCAACCTGCTTCATTGCTCTCCTCCTTATCGGCCTAGTCCGATTTAAGCCCGTCAACGTGATGGGCTTTTTTTTGGTAAAATGATTTCACTTTGGTAAACCAATGGAGAAACCATGACGACTGTGGAAAAAGTCGGTAACATTGAGCAAGTCAACATTGATGCGTTGATTCCATACGCTCGCAATAGCCGCACACACTCGGATGCACAAGTTGCACAGATCGCGGCAAGCATCAAAGAATTCGGGTTCACAAACCCAGTTTTGATTGACCAGGATGGAAGCATCATTGCTGGCCACGGCAGGACAATGGCTGCGCGTAAGCTCGGTATGTCTGAAGTGCCGTGTATTCGTCTTGCATATCTCACGCCAGCACAAAAGAAGGCTTATGTCATCGCTGACAACAAACTGGCATTAAATGCTGGTTGGGATGATGAAATGCTGAAAATTGAACTTCAAGAGTTGAAAGAGCTTGAGTTTGATCTTGATCTAATTGGTTTTGATGCAGATGAATTGGCAAAAATACTTGAGCCTGAGCAAGTTGAAGGCTTAACGGATGAGGATGATGTCCCTGAATTGCCAAAAGAACCAAAAACACGGCTTGGCGACATTTACCAACTTGGAAACCACAGATTGATGTGTGGGGACAGCACTAGCGTAGATGCTGTTGATAAATTGATGAATGGTAAAAAAGCTGAAGTAGTTTTTACAGACCCTCCATACGGAATGTTTCTAAATGCAGATTATTCAGACATGGATAGTAAATTTAAAGGGTCTAAGGGTGGCAATAAATATGACCAAGTTATAGGTGATAATGAGGACTTTAGCCCTGAACTCATTAATACTGTATTTTCTTGCTTTGACTATTGCAAAGAAATATTTTTATGGGGTGCAGATTATTACGCAGAACATTTACCTAATAAAAACAATGGTTCATGGATAGTTTGGGATAAGCGTGGTGATGAATCTGCTGATAAGATGTATGGGAGCACATTTGAGCTATGTTGGTCTAAAGCTAGGCACAAACGCATGATGGCCAGAGTTAAATGGGCTGGTATATTTGGAATGGAAAAAGAGCATGACAAAAAGCGTGTTCATCCAACTCAAAAGCCAGTAGAGCTAGTTACATGGTTTTTTGATTACTTTAGCCTTAAAGATAAAAAGAATGTTGTTGATTTATACGGCGGCTCAGGATCAACTCTTATTGCATCAGAAAAAGCTGGTAAATCTTCATTTGTAATGGAACTTGACCCAAAGTATTGCGATGTGATCGTCAAACGATGGGAAGACTTCACAGGTAAAAAAGCTGTTTTACTGACAGAGGCAGACAATGGCTAAGATAGGCAACCAAGGCGATGGCGGTGGACGCCCGCCAGTAGTATTTGATGAGGCTCAGACTGCACAGGTTGAAGCGCTTGCTGCCGTATTGTCAAAAGGACAAATGGCTGATTATTTTGGTATTAGCGAAACAACATTCAGACAAGTTGAAGAACGGCAGCCTGATGTTTCTGACGCATATAAAAGAGGCAAGGCAAAAGCAATTGGTAATGTCGCAAAGAATCTGATTCAACAAGCGCAAACAGGAAACATTGCTGCTGCTATTTTCTATCTCAAAACGCAAGCTGGATGGAAAGAAAGCAAGGAAGAAGAACGCGAACTGCCTCAGATCAATATCACTGTCAAAACAGATGGAACTGACTAAGGCGCAAAGCAAAATATTTGTAAGCAATGATCGATGGCGAGTTATTGTTGCTGGCCGTCGATTTGGCAAGACGTTTTTAAGTATTGCTGAATTGCTCCGTGCTGCACTTACTGGCGCACAAAAAAATTGCTGGTACGTTGCACCGACTTATGGTGCAGCCAAAGAAATTGCGTGGGATATGCTGCTTGAGACTATTCCGCAAGAATACATTTACAAGCGCAACGAGTCGTCTCTGACAATCACACTTCAAAACGGCTCAAAGATTAGTTTAAAAGGTGCTGAAAAGCCGCACAACTTGCGTGGACGCTCGCTTGATTTTGTTGTGATGGATGAATTTGCCGACATGAAGCCTGAAACATGGTTTGAAGTTATCCGTCCAGCATTGGCTGATCGAGAAGGATCTGCAATGTGGATCGGTACGCCTAAAGGCATGAACCATTTTCGTGACTTGTGGGCGCGTGGTGTTGATGGCCAGAAAGATTGGCGTTCATGGCAGTTCACAACGCTTGATGGCGGCAACGTAACGCAAGAAGAAATTGAATCAGCAAAAGCTGACATGGACGAGCGCACGTTTAAACAAGAGTTTATGGCTGCGTTTGTTAACTATGCTGGAATCATTTATTACAATTTCAGCCGTGACGACAGCGTGAAGAGTATTGAAGATGACGGTTCTGCTTTACACATTGGTATGGATTTCAACTTAGACCCGATGAGCGCGATTGTTTGCATCCAAAAGCCTGAAGGCTTGTGTGCCATTGATGAAATCGTAATTTATGGTTCAAACACCGATGAAATGGTGGACGAAATCAAAATGCGATACAAGAACAGAAAAGTGGTTGTTTATCCTGATCCTGCATCAAAACAGCGCAAAACGTCCGCTGGTGGCCGCACTGACTTGTCAATTTTACAAAATGCTGGCTTTGTGGTTAAATCAAAGAACGTACATACAGCAATCCGCGATAGAATTAACGCTGTTAATGGACGGCTGAAATCGGCAGATGACAAGCGTCATTTATTTTTTGACCCAAAATGTAAGCAGATGATTAAGTCACTTGAGCGTCAAGTTTACAAAGAGGGAACAAGTCAACCAGACAAAGATTCTGGCTTTGACCACATGAATGACGCGCTTGGGTATTTGATTGATTTCCTTCATCCGATTCAACGAGTTTATGAGCCAATTCAGCCGCAAAGGTGGTCTTGATGAGTACCGAAATCCTATACAAACATCCAGACTATGATTCAAATGCAAGTCGTTGGGAATTTTTCCTGCGGTCTTACATGGGTGGCGATGAGTACAAAGACGGCAACTATTTGACACGTTACGTCAATGAAAGCAAAGATGAATATGCTCGCCGGATTGACCTTACACCTGTTGATAACCATTGTCGCAATGTCATTCACATTTATTCAAGCTACCTCTGGCGCGTTCCTCCTGTTCGCAACTTCAATAGCTTAGATTCAAATCCTGCGCTTCAGATGTTTCTGAAAGATGCTGATCTTGATGGTCGGTCTTTTGATGCTTTCATGAAAGAAACGCAAATTTGGGCTGCTGTTTATGGTCACGCTTGGATCATCTTAGACAAGCCAAAGTCACAAGCAGGCACCCGCGCTGAAGAACTTGCCCAAGAGATTCGGCCATACGTCAATTTGTTCACGCCAGAAAACGTGTTTGACTGGAAGTGGGAGCGTTTGCCATCTGGTCGCATGACGCTTTCTATGCTGAAGGTTCGTGAATCAATTGTGCGTCAAAACTCAACAGACAAGATGCAGGTTATTCGTGTTTGGCAGCCTGACATGATTCGGCTTTATGAGGTTGACAATGAAGCTGAAAAACTCATTGAAGAAATGGAGAACCCGCTTGGCGTCATTCCTGCGGTATTTGTTCCATCTCAGCGGTCTGTGGTTCGTGGTTTGGGTATCAGCGATCTTACTGATATTGCTACAGTTCAACGCGCTATCTATCAAGAGCTTTCTGAAATCGAGCAATTGATTCGCATCTCTAACCATCCGACATTGGTTAAGACGACAGGCACTGATGCTTCTGCTGGTGCTGGCTCTGTGGTCAATATGCCTGATGACATTGACCCGAATTTGAAGCCGTATCAGATGCAGCCAAGTGGCAGCAATTTAGATGCTGTTCGTGCATCGATTGCTGACAAGGTGAATGCGATCAATCGAATGGCTCACTTGGGCGCTATTCGTGGCACTGAGGCTGTAACTGCTAGCGGCATTGCTTTACAGACTGAGTTTCAGTTGATGAACGCTCGATTGGCTGAAAAAGCTGATTTGCTTGAGTTGGCTGAGGAACAATTGTGGCGTTTCTTCTGCATGTGGCAAAACGTAAAGCCTGATGTAGAGGTTTTCTATCCAGACAGCTTTGATATTCGCGACTATCCGAAAGAGTTGGAATTTTTGCAGGCTGTTAAAGCCGCTGGTGTTCGCTCGCGCACCTTGCAGATGGAAGTCGATAAACAAATCGCTGATCTTGTCTTGGATGATGACCAATTAAAGACGGCATACCGTGAAATCGAATCAAGCACTAGCGTTATCGGTCAATTCTGATGCCAGCAGATATTACTCACGCGCAGTTCATTGAGCGCCTTGGTGATACGCACGAACAGCGTATTACTGATGCGCTTGTTGCGCTTGAGGAACGCATTACGGCGTTAATGTCGGCTGCTCCATTGAAAGACGGGAAACTGTTTGATCTTGAATGGGCATTGGCCGCAAGGCGAGACATTCTTCAGTCAATCACTGAGGAGTATTTGCAAGTCGCAAACAATAACGTTTTGCAGTATCAAGAAGCGGCAGATTCAGCCGCAAAAATGATTAGCAAGTACGTTGATTTTGTTGGCGTGTCGCCTGAATTGCTATCAGCATTGAAGCGTCAATCGTTTCAAGGTTTTGAAGACATTGCAAACACTTTTTTGAACGACATTTCAAATGAGGTGTATCAAAACAC